ATCAAGAAATGTTCGCTAAAATTAGCGAGGCGATGAAAACAACTACCGGTCAAACATCAAACTTTGGCAATATCCTTCGTTTGAAACCAGGTAATACATATACCCTGAGGCTTCTACCTAATGTAGAGAATCCTTCGAAGACCTTATTCCATTACTACTTTCACGGTTGGAATAGTCTTGCTACTGGTCAATATATTAGCGCGATTAGCCCTAGTACATGGGATGAGAGAGACCCTATCAGTGAAGCTAAGTTTAAACTTAGTAAGCATGGTAGTGAGCAAGAAAAGGAAGATGCTCGACTTCTTACGAGAAGAGAGAATTGGCTCATGAATGTATATGTAGTTAATGACCCGACTGATGGTGAGAATAACGGCAAGAATAAACTCTTACGCTTTGGAAAACAATTGCATAAGATTATTATGGCTGCTATTGAGGGAGAAGATTCTGATGAATTTGGTTCTAGGGTTTTCGATCTATCTGCAGATGGATGTAGTCTGAAAGTGAAAGTCGAAGAGCAGGGTGGTTATTCTACTTATGTTAGTTCTCGATTCGCATCTCCTCAGAAGATCCCGGGTCTAGTAGACGAAGAGTCTATTAATGCTGTATACAAGAACATCTATGATCTTGAGAATGTATTCCCGGTCAAGAGCTATGATGATCTTAAAGATATGCTTAATGAGCATTTCTTCTGTAGCGATCCTGAAGACGTTGAGGAAGGTACTTCAGAGCCGGATCCAGTTGTCAAATCTGTTTCTACTAAAGTAACTAAAGTAGAAGAGGATGATGACGATGATGTAAAATACGAAGATGATGATGATAAAGTCAAAGACATTCTTGCGTCTATGGATCTCTAAACTCAAAAATATAAATAAAGTATGGCCTAGTGTAATAGCTAGGCCATTTTTAAAAATTATGGATCCAGTAAAACAACTTATTCATCAGTTAAATGCTGATGCAAACAGGGTTAATAAAGCGATTGTGCAACCTTCTAGTACGATGAATCCAGTACCAATGGATAAAACAATTTATCAACCAACACAACAGCCAGTACATCAACCTATACAACAGCCAGTACAGCAACAACCAGTACCTGTTAATCATGTAGCTCCAGTACAACAACCAGTTGCGCAGCCATTAGTAGACGAGAAGGTTACAAAGGAGTTTATTGACCGATTGACAAGTGTAGAAAAGAAAATTGATAGATTTTTTAATCTTATTGAAAAGAGAGTTGTAAAAAATGCGAAAGAAGTTATTATTAGAATAAAGCTAAATGAAAATTCTAATTCCGAACAAGAGTAATTTTATTCGCGCATTCTTATCTCCTATAAGTAAGATAGACAATACTCCCGATATTAAGGTCGGGGATAATGAACTTACTTGCTTTGTTGACAGAGGATCAGATGTATTTCTATTTACTAAATATATCTGTAGCGTTACTGAGTCGGATTTAGATAATTTTGTATTACCTGATGCTAATAAACTAATAAAGGCTCTACAATGTTCTGATGGGGATGAAATTGGTCTTAATATTGAAAATAATTATATTAAGTACAAGAATAAAAACTTTAAGTTTAAATATTTTCTTTTTGATAGAAGTATTAAGAAAAGTAATGATCATGCATTCAAGCAGCTGCAGCAATTACAGGAATCATATAATACTAAATTTACTATATGTAAAGATGATCTTAAGAGGATTCTTAAGACATTACCTCTCTTAACGGAGTCTAGTAAGCTATATTTATATACCGAAGATAGTGTAGTGTTCGGGGATCTATGCGATAAGAAACTACAGAACACGGATATTTTTACTACTATTATAAGTAATAAGTTTAGCGGAGAACAGGTAGCTAAGGATTCTATTATAGTTAACTTAGAGTTATTCCGAATGCTAAACGCGTTGAATTTCGAAATCGCAGATGTATATATTAATAGCAAATATAAGGTGGTTAATATTAGATGTGATGTTGATAAAGCTACTTTAAATTACGTGGTATCTAGTCATAAGAGTTAATGAAGAATAAAGTTACAACCTGCGGTTATTTTCTTAAGAGATTACGAGACAATGGTTATTACTCTTTTAGAATCTTTAATGATTATGGTCAATCAGACTCGAGACGGTGGACCATAATCATTAACCCAGGAGCGGAGTCTGTCTTTGTTACTTGCTTCTTTAATAAAGATTATAATAATGATTTAATGTTTGAATTCAATGATGGAGGAAATTTTTTCCCCAAGAATTTTCAATTGAAAACAGATAGTATGGAAGTTATAGTTACTCACCTTATTGAACGAAAAATAAACCCAACTGAAAATGGCCAAAAAATCTGATTTTAATGATATACTTAATGCAGTAGAAAAAAATAATACTGCAGGCTTAGATATCTTACAAAACTATATAGGAGAATACCTCAAAGCATATTTCGTTATAGGGTATGATAATAACGGGGATAGTGTTCTTATCGTTAATGGGAAAACTGAGCAAGATTTTGATTCTATAGAGTGTCTTGTTAATAGGTTCGGGCATATGAAATTTCAACCTAATAACCAAGAGCAAAAAAACGACGGGGATGAACAGTAAAATATTAATCATAGGTAACGGATTTGTAGGTTCAAAACTTACAGAACATTTAAGAACGAATAGCGAATTTATTGTTCATCAAGTTAGTGAGTTGAAATACTTTCAACCAGCTTCCTTAAACAATTCATTGCGGTCGACATTTACTTCATTTTTACCTAACTATGTAATCAATTGTGTTGGATATACTGGTACCCCTAACGTGGATGGCTGTGAATCTAATAAATCTGATGCATTTCACCTAAATGTAAATGTACCTACAACAATTGCAAATTTATGTGTTGACTACAGTGCTCGATTAATTAATATTAGCTCTGGTTGTGTATATGATGGGTATGAAAAAATATTTACAGAAATAGATGAACCTAATTACGGTCTCACTAATCCTGATTCAAGTTGGTATAGTAAGACAAAACACGCATGTGAGTTAGCTCTCAAAAATTACTCTAATGTATTTAATTTTCGTATTAGAATGCCAGTTACTGGTAATGTATCAGAGTCCAAAAATTATCTAACAAAAATTCTTAAATATAATAATCTAATTAATTTTACTAACTCTAAGACTGTTGTTAGTGATTTACTTGGTTTTGTAGCAAGCTTTATTAATAGAGATAAATACGTAGGTGGCTTCCCATCTGGTAACTATAATATAGTCAATCCAGATCCCCTTGATACTAAACAGATTGTAAGTATTCTAGATGATTTTAATTTATGGAATCCTAATTGGAATTGGATTGAGTTAGATGAACTATATAAAAGTACATCTTGCAAAAGATCGAATTGCGAGCTTGATTCATCATACGCAATGGAGACAACTGGTTTTGTAATACCAACAGAAGAGGCTTCAATTAGAGAGGCTTTAGAGAGACATGCTTGAAAATAAAAAAATTATTGTTACAGGTGGCCTAGGTTTTATTGGCTCTCATTTCGTTGAGTTACTACTCGATAAATGTAGTGATTGTATAATTGACATTATAGATATTAAAGACTATTGTGTTAGTAATAAGACAGAGGATCTACTAATTAATAAAGCCGATAACACAACTAACCATCTTGATATCGTTCAGGACAGTATTGTAGATTGTGAGCTTAGTGAGAGTTATGATTACATAATTAACTTCGCCGCGCAATCTCATGTTGATAGGAGCATTGAAGATGGTAATGATTTTGTAATGACTAATGTTGTAGGTACTCATAACCTACTCAATCAATTCAATGGTACGAGGTTTGTACAGATTGGTACAGACGAGGTCTACGGCTCATTAAGTTATAATGAAAAACCATCTTTAGAGAAAGATCTATTAAAGCCTAGTTCTGTGTATTCGTCAAGTAAAGCAGCTGCAGATTTAATAGCTCTATCTTTTTATACAACCCACAAAAAGGACGTTATAGTTACAAGGTGCTGTAATAATTTCGGACCTAGACAGTACCCAGAGAAGCTAATTCCAGTGGTAATTAATAAACTTCTCTCAGAAGAGAAAGTACCTGTTTATGGAGACGGTACGAATACTAGACAATGGATATACGTTAAAGATCATTGTCAACAAGTTTATGATGTCATGTTATATGGAACCGCAGGAGAGATTTATAATGTAGAGCCTAATTATTATAAAAATAGCGAAATTAATAATAATAATATTGTACATAAGATTATATCATCAGTAAAACTTAACAAAAATTATGACGAGCATATTGAATATGTTAAAGACCGTAAAGGTCATGATTTCCGATATTCTCTCAACGGAAAGAAACTAAAATACCTAGTTAATCGCTCCAGGCAACACCAGTATGAATTACCTTATTTAGAGAAAACTCTTGAAAGGGATTTAGATTATACTATAATGTGGTATAAGAAAAATAAAAACTGGTGGAATGAGAACATTACTGATTGACGGAAATAATTTGCTATATAGGACCTTTTGGGCTGCTAACTATAAAGCAAAAAATCAAGACCCAGGAAATATAGCTGCTACATATATATTTCTTAGAACCCTTAAATCATACGCGGATAAGTTTTCCCCATGGGATAAAATTTATTGTGTTTGGGATAAGAGACTAGCTTACCCAGAAAGCAATTTCCGAGCTGAGATTTGCGATACTGAATATAAAGGAGGCCGAGGCGATGAAAAGTTTAAAAACGTTTTTGATAGTCTAGAAAAAATTCTACCTCTGATCGAAGACCTAGGTATATATAATTTTTATCCGCATCGCATGGAAGCAGATGATGCAATATCTTGGCTTTCCGAAATTGTTGAAGGAGAAAAAATTATTATTACGACTGATAAAGATATGCTTCAGTTAATCAGCGAAGATATTTCAGTATACAACACTAATACTAAGAGTATCATAAATCTCCAAAATTTTGAGGATGTAACTGATATTGATAATCCTAAAAACTACTTAATGTTTAGATGCTTTACTGGAGATAAATCTGATAACATACCAGGTATTCCTAAAGTTGGTATAAAAACATACCTCAAGCTCACAAAAGACTGGGATTACAATCTTGATAATGTCAACATCAACAAAGATCAGAGAGCTATTGTGGAGAGAAATAAACGTTTAATGGATTTAAAATATGGATTTAATTATTATGAAGAAGAGACTATAACTTATAGGGCTCAATATTATAATAATCAAAATAAGATAGAACCAAACTATGACAGCTTTACTACTAAGTGTGAAGAAGAAGGTCTTAAATCTATATGTGAAAATATACAACAATGGAAGCATACATTCTCACCAAAGAAGAATAATATTTTAAATATCATAAATAACATTAAAGAAAGATATTGCAAAGATGAACATCAATCAACCTAAAACGATACAATCACCATGGTCAGGAGCTACAGTAAGACCTCAAATTAGAGAAACTAGAGTAGGTAACGAAATTCGAGTAGAAGCTCACTACACTTGCCCTTCTACTGGTAGGTTCATTACTAAGATAGTAGTAGAAACAAGAAAAGCAGATGCTGGACCAGGTAATACCCGATAGCTATAT